ACGTCAAACTTTTTTTGAAAACATCCCATTTTACCTTCCCCCCCAGCCAGTTTGCCGTCTTTTTTTCTTCCGGCTCATTATCCGTCTGGCTGCCGAGTATCTTTTTTGACATATCCGTTTCATCCATCGCTTTTTCTCCAAAAAATAAAATCAAAAGGGGAGGAAAACCTCCCCCCTCACATCATTTTACGACTAACTGCCGCCACCGGCCTTGCTATCAATATTATCAGCCGCCGACACATCAACGACCACGCCGGCCAAGGCTTTCGGCAAAACGACCTTTTTACCGTAAACATAAAGCCCGCGCACATTGTCGCCGAAAAATTTGTTGTCGCGCATCGCCTCAATTTTCGAGATATTCCCGGCATAGGCGATCGCGGCGTTGATCCCGGCCATGATATTGACTTTGCCGGTGGTCGTCGGCAGGTTGGTCGAGACCAGTACATCAAGCCCGGCAATGGTGCCGATGGAACCTTCGCGCAAAACACGGTCGCCGGCGTTGGTTGCGTGGATAAAATCCGGCGACTGGATTAAAATCGCTTCCACGTCCGGATTGATAACCACATAAGGCATCGCCTCACCGGCCGCCTGATTAGACTTAAAAACCTGATCGTTTTTAGTCTGAACGGCATTGTTGTTCTTCAAGGTCTTGGCAAGCCAGACCAACACCTGATAAGCATTATCTTTGGTCAGCGTGATTGCCGTATTCGTCCCCTTTTTGTTTTCCGCCGGAATTTCCGAAAAAGCCGACAGAATAAAAGTGTCTTTAACCAAATCGACGGCCGTTTTGGCTCTGGCCTCAAATTTTGCCTGCAAATCTTTGATATTCGACTGTTTTTGCGTGATGTCGGACAAGAAAATACCGAAAGATTTGCTCTGATCGATCTTCAAGTCCTGGCTGGTTGCATCCACCCGTTGATAGGTTACGCCACCATCGGATTCATCCTCTGAATAATCAGAGATGGTAACATCGCCGATTTCCCCGATATGAACCGTATCACCATAGTTTTTGATGTCTTTTTCATAAATTTTATTGACAATTTTCATGCCAACGCCGGATTTATCCAGCTTTTTGTTCAAAGACAAAGACCACAGCTCGGGAATGAGTTTTGCGGCCTGTCTTTCAAGCGTCTCTGCATTTGCTGACATTTTTCTTTACTCCTAAAAAAATACCGCCAAAAGACGGTGTAAAATTAAAATTCATTGATTACAAAGTAAGCATTCGCGGCAGCTTGCCGGCCTTTTCAAGCTCAATCTGCCGCGCAATCTTATCGTACTGTTTATCGAACTCGGCCTCGCTCAAATTATTATAATCCTCACGGGTCAGCCACGTTTCGCCTTTTGCCGCAGGCGCATTGTTATTAGGCGCGGTCAGGCTTCCCTGCATTTCCCGGTTTTCAGCAGCGGCTTTGCTTTCTGCAATATAGCGGTCAACGGCAGCTTTCTCCGCCATGTCGATCAGCCTTTTAACCTCCGACAAATCCGCTTCACCGCCGGTCAGGTTGATAGCCAAAGCCACAATCTCCTGTCTTTCCTTTGCGTTCAGCCAGTCGCCGCTTTCCTTGGCAAAAGCCTCAAGTCTTGCCTTGCTTTCGGAGAGCTTGCGCGTCATTCGTTCACTTTCATGAACTTTCGCGCGTTCTTCTTCAAACAAAGCGGTATCCTTGGCAATCTCAGCAATCACCATCGGCGGAAAAAAGCTTTGCGCCGTTTCCAGATCCTTTGGGTTCACTGTGTACTGATAGCGGGAGAGCGCCGCCGCGGCTTTGGCTTTTGCCTCACCGTCAAGCGTTTCAAGCGCACGTACGTATTGCATGAACTCCCGGTTTTTTACCTCAAAAACAAACTGTCTTGAGGCGTCATCGGAAAATCCTGCGCGCTTTGCCTCAGCCTCTCGCTCGGCTTTTGATGCTTCTTCCGCCTCACGGTAAGCCTTCAGCTGCTTTTCATACTCTTTGGCTTTGGAAACGAATTTCTCGCTTTCCTTATAAGCTTTTTCAAGTTCCTCAACAGATTTATATTTCCCCGCATAAAGCTGCGGAGTTTCTTCTTCGCCGCTTTCTTCCGCCTCAGTTTCTTCGGTTTCCGGTTCCGTGGCCGTTGTTTCCGGCGCGGTTGTAATTGCCGCGGTGTCGGAAGCCGCATTTTCGGCTGCGGAAGTATCGGTCGTCAAATTCTCCTCGGGTGTGGTTTCTTCGGTCATTTTCTTTCTTCTCCATAAAAAAAAGAACCTTTATTTAAGGCCCTTTATTGTTTTTCAAATTTCATGCGACATTCTCCGGGCACTTTTTCCAGATGCCCGATAAGAAGCCCCATGCCTTTAACCCATTCGGCCGGCGCATTGACCCGGCAGGCGGTTTCAACCATATACTGGCGGCATTCCGCCAGAATAAGCTGCCCGTCTTTTGTTGCCAACGCATCACGCAAGCGTATCAATTCCGTTTGCTTGTCCATTTGTCACCTCTTGGGTTTCAAGACCTGCCACCGGCAACGGTTGCGCGTTTCCCGCAAGCTGTGGCAGCATGGCCGTGTTTTGTGTTAAAAAGTATTTGTCCACATTTTCAAATTCGGCATTTGTCAGAATATCCTTGACGATTTCCACTTTATTGAGTGGAACCGCCTGATCATTCCAGACATTGCCCAAAAGTTGGATCAGCTCCTGATTTTTGGCAAGTTTGCGGGCAATGCCGGTGTTATCGGTATATTTGTACTCGTAGTTTCCCTGCCGCACGGTGTCGCCGATGACAACCGCTGTCTTCATGCCGTCGTTTTCAACATAGACAACCTCGTCGCCGAATTTCATGTTGGCATCAAGCGCCGCCACTTTCTCCACCATCGGTACAATGCCGTTTTGCTTGATGGCGTCCAGCGTTTTGGCAAGCCTCGTCGTCTGCCCCTGCACTTTCACCTGTATTTCAGTTGCGGTCGCGTCTTTGGCCTCGTCCTGACCCTGCATATTGGGAAAAATGCCGGAAACCGTCGATGCCGTACTGTCGTAATACTCAATGATCTGCTCGTTTGAAATCAGCGGAAACTGCATTTTGATCAGCGCCGACGGATCGTCGAGCCCGGGCTTGTATTCAATCTGTTTGCCGGGTGCAAGTTTTATCTCGTCTTTAATAAAAAAGCCCTGCGGCGCGTATGCCGGCGGGTTCAGGTTCAAGGCCTGCGCATCATTTTGCAGATTAACCTTGTTTTCCTGTTCTTTGGCTATGTCATAGATTGACCATATTTCCGGAATTCCCCGTTTTGATTCATAATCGCGGAAAACAGCCATATTCACCAGCGGGTTGACGATAAAGCGGTTGTGTTCGAAAACGGCCAGATATTTCCGCCCGACAACAACAATGCTCCAGTTTCTTAAAACCGTTCCGTCGTCAAGCGTATAGTTTCCCCAGTAGGAAAGAACCTCGATCCGGTTTTCCTGCAAAACATCATCCGTCTTTTCGGTTTCCGTGTCATCTTCCTCAACCGACTTCTTGTCAAGCATGGTCTTGATGTCGGAAAGCTGCTGCCGACTCAATTTATAGAATTTGTTTGAGGCAATCTCGTCATAAGTCAGCCATTCCTTGACTATTTTGCCGCATTCGTCCCATTTCTCGCCGTCTTCCGGGTTAATTTTCGGATCGAAGGTCAAATTCATCGGATCAATCGGCTCAACCGACGGCCCGTTGTATATCTCCTGATTAAAAATGCCGTAGTTCTGGCCGGAAAAAAGCGCTTCCAGCCCCTTTTGCTGCAACGCTTCGGCCAAAGTCATCCGCCGGCGGATCTGCCGGTATTTGGTTTTCCAGCCGATAAACAGACAAAACTCGCCGCAAGAGAGCAAATACTCGATCGCCCGGTCAAGCTTGCGCTGAATACCTATTTGATAGAAGATATTGACAAGATTTGCCTTTTGCAGCCTAGCTAACTCGCCGGAATCGTCGTCTTTCCCCGCCACATCGAACAATTTTTCGTTGTTGGAATAAATATTGTCCCAGATAAAAGCCTGCTGCGTCTGCGAAAGCGAGTATATTTTGTTCAAATGAACGTCAGACTTCCAGTTTCCTTCGCCGCGCTCTTTGGCCGGCCGGTCGTCAAGGTAGATTTCCGGACGCAGCTTTTCAGCTATTGCCTTTTGCTTGGAACGTGCCTCGTCCCAGTCTTTCCACAAATCCCCAACGTCGGCGGCAACTCTGGATGCCTCTGCCTCCGAGAGCTTGCGTGCTTCCGTTTCTTTCTCCACCAAAAATTCAAACATCTTATTCCCTCACAACCGGTTTGAAATATTCCACCATATAGCTGGCCGCATCAAAAATATGGCCTAAATAAAGCTTGTCCTCGTCTTCTTCCACCTCCGCCGGGGTCGGCGCATCGACAATTGAACTTCCGGGCTTAAAACAAAGCTTTCTCATATTGTAGATCAACCACCTGCAACGCGGGTGAACGAAAAAATGCCTTTTCCCTTCCACATCAAAAACCTGCCGGTTAAAAGCGTTGATCCGGTTTAATATCGGCGGGTTAAACCGGCGAAGGTTGAAATTCGTCTGATAATTCGCCCGGCTCAGCGTGTTTTGAATAATCGCGTAGTCGGAATAGCGGCTTTGCGTCTTGCGATATTTGCCGCTGGCGTCCCCGCAAATCTGTACTACGCCTTTGACCTTGTCCGGCGGATAGCGGCTGATGAACTCATCGACAACATCCTGCGTAATCACGTTGTTTAAGACGATTTCGTCGAACACGAAAAAATTCTTTTTGTCATAATGCGCCAAAACCGACATTGCCGGGTTAACGTTGAAATCAAGGCTCCAGTATATGTCATATTCCTCAAAATAGCGTATATTCTCAACAACGTTCTCCGCGCTCCAGTATTTAACCACCCGCGCCACGTTTGCTCCGCGCGGCTTGTTCAAATAATCCCGCTCGAACTCGTCCGGTTTGTTTTTCTTAACCAGCTCGGCGTATCCGATGAATTTATCGGAAAGCAGCCCCGTGTGTTCAAGCTCGGGATAGTTCACTTCGACAAAATAGGTCTTTTCCGGCGCCGCCTTGTTATAATAATCCAGAAAAAGCGCTTTTTCGACCGGCAAATCGTCGTCAATCCGGTTGTAAATCACAATCAGTTTTGCACCTTCCTTGCGGATTGTTTTTAACAAAACGTCCCACACGCCGGCAGACACCGCCTGCGCCTCGTCAACCAGCCAGATATCGACCTGTGCCAACCCCTTGATCGCCTCACGGGCATTGTCGTTGGCGTCACGAAGCCCGAGAAAGGTAACTGAAGCGCCGGTCAAAACATTTTTTATCGTTTCCGTATTGGAAACGAAACCGCGCCATTTAAACTCGCCCTCGATCAGCTCTTTGAATTCATTAATCAGCGAATCCTTTTGGCTGGTTTTTGTTTCGCGAAAACAAACCACCCTGAGACGCCGCTTCATCATCTCAACCATTATCGCGCGCACCGCGTGTCCGGTCTTCATGGAGCCGCGCCCGCCGGTCAGGGCAAACGTGTCAAAGCGCCCGCTTTCCATCTCAAAAAGCGGTTTGAATTTCTTATAACAATACATCAGTCGACAATTTCAATCTTAAACGGTGAACTTTCCAGATTTCCAACAGCCACCTCCTGTTTGGCGGCAAACTCGTCCCGTGCTTTGCGTTCCAAATACCACTTGGCAGTGTTTTCATCTTCTTTTTCAAGTGCATTTGCCACAATGGTTCTTGCTTTCAAAACAAGCTTTTGTTTTAAGGCCTCTTTTCGCTCCGTAAATTCGGGATTTTTTTCCTGATAATCGTAGAGCGCCGTCTTCCCGATATCCGCGTAAATACAAGCCTCTAGATCGCTGCAACCAAGTGAAAAAGCTTGCTCCAGTTTAGCAATAATTTCCGGAGTGATGATTGTCGGCCGCCCGCGTTTGTTTTCGCTTTTTTTAGCGGTTTTCTTCTTCTCCTTTCCGTTTTTGTTTTTTGACTTTTTTTCCATTTTTCTCATCACCCCGGTCCATCTCTTTTACTCCGAAAATCTCAAAAAAAATCCCCGAAGAGCGGCTAAGGAAACAGAAAACCGCCCCCGGGAAATAAAAAAAGCCCGATGCCGTGAACAAGAAAGAAGATGCCACGGCAGAGCGGGAATAAAAAAACTCGATAACTGTACACCTACAATTATCGAGTATGCTCTTTTTGTATCACGTCTTTCAGAAAATGTCAAGAATTAAAAAACAACATTTTTTTATAAAAAAGCATTGACATGTTACCAAAAGTAACATATAATGAGTTTATAAAAGGAAGCCAAAGGGGCAGGCCTTAAAATTCTAAATGAGAATTAACATGAGATACACTTTCGATCAGATCAAAAAAGCAGCAGAAAAAGACAATTATAATAAAACAGACTGCAGCAGTCCTGCCGACATATATATCACACGCCACATAAACAACTGCGTCCGCGCCGGCGATAAAAAAGCGGCAATAGCATATTTAGAAAAAGAAGGTCTATTAAAAAAATGACCAAAAAAGGATACCTCACCGCCGCAGAATATCGCACCATCCGCCAGACGCTCGGCTTCAGTCAGGCTGAAGCCGCCGCATTTCACCGCGTACAAAGCGTCATCACCATCAAACGCTGGGAAAGCGGCAAAAGCTTTGTCTCAGAACTTGCCTGTAACAAAATCACAACCCTGTTTGAGCAAATCAATCAGGTTGTCAAAGAAGGTGTTGAAAAAATATTTTCCGCGGCAAAGGATACGCAGATTGTCCTGATTGTCTACCCGGAGGGCTGCCGCGACCTGATTCCGGGACTTGGCGACTTGCCGCTTTCCGTGCACACAGCCATGGTTCGGCGAACATACATCGCCGCCCGTGAGCTCGGACGCAAAGTCGGGCTGGTAAATTTTAACCCGCAATCATATTTTTCTTTTCTCGCCGCCAACAACCTCAAAGACGGGCACGACAGCCGTTCGGCTTGGGCGTGTTTTGAATACAATCACGAAAAAGAAGCCGGGAATTAATCCCCGGCTTTTTTTCTTCTTTTCAAATCCATTGCAAAACCCGCCCTGCAATAGGCAGTTCAAGCGCAAACCGTGGAAGCAAACGGAATCTCTCCCCTTTTCTCCAACCGCTCCAGATTCCTAAAATGATGATTAAAAAATAGTACCATTGTACAATATCAAACTTCATAAGCTTATCTCCAAAAGTTAATTTTTAGTTAATGCGAAAGTTTAGATAAGTCGACAAAATACAATTTCAAGTGGTTGCTTAAATAAAATTTGATTAACCGATCAAGACCGCGGCACAAATCGCGCCGATCCGCAAATAACGTGTTATATCGACAATAATTGTTTCCGTCGGCGGCAAGATCCTGATCTTCAATACACACCCGGTGGACGGCCGGGTAAAATTCGGCAGGAATCTCTCTGATAGCCCGATCATAGCACCCGCGGAAATATTCTTTATTTTCACAATTACCGCCAACGTCACCGTCAACCCTTATAATCGACGGATCTATTGCCCGGGCAGAACTCAATCCGCCGCGAAAGAAATCAGCATATAATCTACGGCCGGCCGCACAACGCTCCTCTCCGCTGTAGCCTTTGACGATTGACAAGTACCCGCGACGGCAGTACCGTTCTATTGTTGAACGTTTTCTGTAAACCCCGTTTTCTTTCACAAAATCTGCCCGGCATTTCTCCGGCAAAACATATTTTTCAACCATCACGCACCTGCCTTCCAATGTGAAGCCAACCAATTGCCGCTTTCTTTCACGGATACCGGCATTGCGTTTTCTTTACCAAAAATCTCGTGTTGACGAATATTCTCGGCAACCTCATCAACATCATCAAAAAAACCGCGTTCAAAGCACTCTTTGACTTTCCGGCCATAATCCCAAAACCGGGCTTCCGGCAACCTGTCAACGCGCTCGGCCAAAATAGCGTCAACGGCTTTTTTATACCAAAATCGCAGATTTTTATTACCTCCGCGTATCATCAAAGCCCGCGCCAAATCAATCCCCACCCAATACCGCCAGTTACTCTCGTCAAACCGTGAGGCTTGAGCATCAACGGAAAAACTGTCTTTCTCGACCTCCCTTTTGGAATTCAAAATCGCCAAAATCTGAGCAACCCGGGGACTGGTTTTGTTGTTTTTGAAGTTCCAGTATTCATCAATCGCCGTCAACACATCAGATAAATCATAGGCCTTAAAAGCGGCGTCCCAAGCTGCCAGTTTTTCAGGGTTTCTCTCGGCATACTTCCGAGCATATTCTTCACTGGGGTTTTCCGAATAAAGTTCATGTAAATGCTGCAAAATTTCTAAACTTTTCTCCATCTCAGAACCTCGCTTCCAATTCCTCATCGGTCATTCCTCGCCAAGCTGAACCGTTATTTTCAACCAAATTTTTATTTTGTTGTCGCCGCCTATCGTTTTGCTTGGCAAAATATGCTGCTGTCGACATAAACCATCGTTTACGCTCACTTTCCGGCTGTTGTTTCAACCAGCCATCGCGGACAACGCATTCGGCATAAATGTTCAAATCCGGATATGCTCGCTTCCAGTCGTCAAAATCTTTTTGTTTCAATTTGATAACTTCCCCCTCAAAAACATATTCTTTCGCTTTCTCGGCAGAGCAAGCAGGTGCGGCAGAGGTTGTTTGCAAAAAACAACCCTTTTCCGTTTCTGTTTCAGATTCAGTTTCTAGTTTCTTGTTTCCTGTTTCAGTTTCTGTTTCTGTTTCAAGAAAGGTTTGATTATTTTGATTACGTTTGATTTCGTTTGATTGATTTTGATTATTTTTGATTAACTTTGATTGTCTTTGATTGTCTTTGATTATTTTTGATTCGCCATCTTTTTGATTTTGCGGATTTTCTGTTTTTTGTGGTGCGCCGGCTCCTTCCCGTGCCCCGCCTCTTCTTTCTTCTTTATCCAAACTTGGCTTGATTGCAACAATCAGCGCGGCCAGTATCGGGTCGTCCGGTTCCTTATCGCGAAAAACATAATCGTTAATCGCGTCATAAAAGCGCAATCTCATGTCATCCGGCAGCTTTCTGGCCATCTCGTCAAAATTGGCAAAAAACATAAAACGATCTTTACTCATGCTATCCCCTCTGTAGTCAGTTTTTTATTTTGAGGTAATTCAAAAATTGAAATTTGTTTCCGGGCTTCTTCCAGCCGTTTAATACTGGCAGCCCAGTAGTCGGGGGCTTTCTCTATACATATAAAGCGACGGCCTAAATTATGCGCCGCAACTGCAGTGGTGCCGCTACCAGAGAACGGATCCAAAATAATCGCCCCCGGATTACTGGAACGTTCGATTAAATAAGAAATTAAATTCAGCGGTTTCTGTGTCGGATGGAAACGTCCTTTCTCTTGACAAATCGGAAAATCCAAAACATCCAGAGCTTTCTTGTCATTGTTCCACGGCCGGCGGAGTTCTTCGTATTCTCGGGCGAAAAATCCTGATTTTTGTAATTTTGCGTAAATCTCCGGCGTCGGGAATATGTATTGACTGTCGGCAAAATAATGTTTAGCAACAACGCTACTGGTTCCGGTCAGCTCATTGATGTATTCTGCAAACTGCTTCTCGGTGGTATGGCCGCGAGCAGCCATCAGTTTAGCCTTCTCTCCGCGCATATACTGCTTAATACTAACAAACAGATCCGGATTGCTGAACAGCATGCTCAAACCGCTTTTATCCTCGCCTTTATCATAAAAAAGAATTCTCTCGGTAATCGGAGCAAACGACCTAAAAACATTAACACCCTTAAAAGTCTGCAAACCATTTTTACGCCAAACAATGCTGTTTATAAGGTTGAAGCGCTTGTCCAGCTCTGTCTGCACATAGGCGACGGTCTTGTCGTCGCCAAACCAGTAAAGCGACGCATTGTCTTTCATGACGCGCTTTAACTCGTCAGCAATGTGTCCGCACCAAGTTTGAAACTCAAAAATATCTTTCCACTGGTTGTCCCAGTCGTTTTTAACAATCTTAAAATATGGCGGATCAGTCAAAACCAGATCAACGCATTTGTGCGGCAATTTTCTTAAAACATCCAGACAATCGGCATTGATAATCTTGTTTTCGTATTCGTTCAAATTCATCATAAGTTAAAAATTCCTTCCGGCACCACCTTGATTTCCAAACACGGGTAGGCGGCATAACGCTTTTTTACCAATAACGAGCAAATCAGTGCATCATCGCGCCAGATTATACCGTTGCAGGCATCAAGCGCCGCCTTGGCCAGATTGTCTGCGTCCGGCTTGACCGCCGGCAGGATATAGCCCGCCAGCGCGTCTGCCGTTCTTTTCTTGGACATTTGCGGCATTTTCATAAATGCCGTAATCATTACTTTTATAGGACAATCAAACGGCGGTCGGGCGGCCATAGC